GGGATTCAAAGCGAGAAGAATTTATTTAAGACAAAAAAAGGGACCCTTGCGGATCCCTTAAAAGATGACTGATTAAAACCAGCTTCTTATTATTTCAATCGTTTTGCTTAGAACAAGTTAGCGATTGTTACTTTGCGGTAGTACACGTTTGCGTTAGCAGAAAGTGCGCCTGAACCTTGAGCTGAACCATTAGCGAAAGGATTAGATACCATACCATAACGGGTTTTGAAACCAATTTTTGGTTGGAAGCTATTCTCACCAACAGCACGAACCATTTGTAATGGAACGTATGGACAATAGAATAAACCTGCGTCGAATGCAGATGAACCCTTATAACCAACTACTAGGTAGTTAGCGCCTGCAAATGGATCAACATAAACACGGAATCTTCCGTTAAGAACACCAGCAAAAGTATTGCCTGTATCATCAACTTCTAGAGTGTTGCTGTTAAGTGCAGGAGTGTAATCCAAAACACCAGCCATTTGCAAAGCAGAGGCTACGTCAGAAGAACAGATAACCAAGTTACCTTTACCACGACGAGTTCCTTTAGCAATTGCGTTAGCTTCTTGCTCGATTTGGAACATTAAGCCTTTGAACTTCTCAACAGACCAACGACCGTTTGCATCAACGTCCAGATCAAAAGTACCTGGGGTTGCAGCACCAGAGGCACCAGCAACAGCAACGCTATAAATTGTTCTAATAACTTCGCGATTGATTTCTGAAAGGATTTCAGTTTGAAGAATATTAGCCAATTCAGTTTCAGCGTCGAGGCCGTGAACAGCTTTAAGATCCTGAGCAAGCTCAGTAGTGTATTCAGCTTTCAGAGCACGAGTCTTAGCAGAAACAGTTACTTTCTCAATTGAGAAGGCCATTTCTGCGTAGTTAGTACCAGCACCGTCGCCTAAGGCTTCAGCAGCTCCAGTTGTCATACCAGTACCAGAAGTAGCAGCTCCGCCAACAGCAGGAAGCTGATTAGCATGAGTACCAGTACCAGAATAGTCAGTATCGCTTTCGCTGTAGAATGCTTCAGCACCGGCTTGAGTACCATATCTTGCGCGCATTGCGAAGATGAGGCCTGTAGGACCAGTCATAGGCTGAACACCACAGATGTCATATGCAATCATGTTAGGAACCGCACGTCTTACCAATGAGATAAGAATCGGATCGTAACCAGCAACAGGACCGGTTGCAGTTGACGCACCACTAAAACCGCCAGATCCGGCAGCGTTAACTGGGGCTTCTGACAATAGTGAAGTCATGTTTGCAGAAAGATCACCAGTTTCAGCTAGTGCGCGTTCTGTGTTCTCAAGGATCGTTGCTGTAACAGCACGTCTATGAGCGTCTTTAATTGGTGAAAAAGATTCATGCCCTAGAATTGGCTCCCACTTTTCCACTAGTCTTGTATAGTTATCCATTTTGGATCTCCTTTTTATATTTAATTAAAATTAAGTTAAATAAACCAAATAATTAATTATTCTTTACTTCTTTATAGTGTTGAAAGCTTCAACTAGAGAATTAATAGAGGCGTAATCAGAAGTTGGTTTAGTTACTTCCTGTTCCTCTAGAATAATTTCGTCATTCTCGTGCTGAACATCATGTTTTTCAACAAGAGGCTTATCACTAAAGAATGACTCCTTGATTACTGTTAGATTTTCTGCGTATGCATCAATATCTACAACGTCAAGCTTTTCGGACAATATTTTCAAACGTTCTACCTGGTTTGCAGATAGTCCTTCTGATATTTCGTCAAATTTTTGTTCTGCTTTGAAAGTAGCAATTTCTTTTTGTAATTCGATATTCTCGTTTACAAGATCATTGGCTTTCTCTTCCAACTCAGCTACATTTGTTTCTAAGTTTGCGACAACATCAACAGTTTCTTCTGAAACAGCTACATTGTGCTCTACGAATAAGTTCTTAAGACCTGTCATCAATGACTCAGCCATCTCAACCTTAATACCGGATTCGATTGCGATCTCATTCTCTGACATCCATTCTGAAACAACGTAATCTAAATACTTATCAACATTTTCAGTAATAGTAGCTAATTTCTCAGTTACTGCTTCTTCAAGTGATTCGTCTAAAGAGTTTGTTAATTCTTCACGAATTGACTCAGTTCTTTTGTTAACTTCTTCGTTTAAAGCGGCTTCAAATACAAGACTAATCTTGCTTTTGAATTCTTCTGATAAATCTTCGCCTTCGATGATAGATTCGATTGAAGATTCAATTACGATTTCTTCAACAGTTTCAACTTCTTCAGCTGTTGGTACAGGCTTACCTGCATCAGCTTGTCCGGGTGTTACCTTCTTGTCGTCGACAGCTCCTTTAGGTTCATCAGTAGTGGTTTTCTTTAGCTTATCCTTTTTGCCTTCACCACCTTCGGGGGTTACTGCAGCAGGTACACTAGAGATGCCATCATCAGCTACGAAAGCTTCGTTATTTACGTCTGACATAATTTTCTCCTTTTTAATTTGTTTTTTACAAATAATAATTTTTTTATATTCAACTGTTTTATTTATAAAAGATTAATTTTTCAAAGTACGGATAAATGCTTGGAACATTCCAGCTGCCGCGGCTTCGTCAATTGTCTTCGTTACAGTCCTATATTGTTTTTCTACCTTCTGCTGGATTTCTTCAACCATTTGAGTGGCTCTCCAATTTCCAGAAGCAATATCGTAGTAATACTCTACGTTCTCCATGATTCCATTTACGAACGCATTTGGTGCAGAAGGGTCAGTAACAATATCAACAGTAGAAAGATGAAAGTCTTTTTGAACTTCCATTACTCCATCTCTACCTGCCTTGACTGAACCAAGACCACGTGTCGAAACACCGATCTTAACGCCTTCATCTAATAGGCTTTTAACGATTTCCCCCATAGGTGTTGATAAGATTTTAGCCTTACCATAAAAATCGTTATCTTCGCGTCTCATCTCTGTAATCAGATGTGAAACTCGATCTCCGTTGATCTGAGGACCATCAGGATGACCTAATTCTCCGAGAGCACGTTTAGTTTGAATGAATTCTTTGTTATAGCGATTCATTTCGTTTTCTAAAGTGGCACTTGGATAAATTCTTCCATTGCGATTTTTTAGATCGCCTTGCATAAAGATACCTTCAATAAAGTAATTCTTTTTACCGTCTTCTTTAGCTTCGGTAATTACTTCTACGGAATCGTCTCTATATTCTGTTATTAAATTTAAATTCATAATAGTTTCCTTTATGTGTAGTGGGCG